TAAACATACATGACCTACCAAACTTGTTAGAATGGTGTAAAAAACAGTATGACACTTGGTATTATGAATGGGATTGGGGCAATCACGGTTATCAAAATTGCTTGCCACACTTTAACATAGTAGAACACCCACGTTACTTGCATATGTGTAATTTGCCTGATGAACGCAAGGAACTTATGTATACAATGTTAGAAGAACAGTATGAAAAGTTCAAAGGTGCAGGCTTGCCAGAATGGGAACAATGGGCAGTTGATAACATACGCAATCTAAAAAATATTATCAGTCAGCCACAAAACGAAGGTGATTGGCAAATATTCATTGATAATACTAGAGCTAGTGATCGATTCCGCAATGTTAATATTGTAGATTACATTCCTTGGATGGTTGACTTTATTTAATAGTTCGTATATACTATGTTTGAACTGTTAATAGAAGGTTACCTATGCGTACACAACCGCAAGATATTATTGCAAAACTCGAAGCAAACAATAGTCGTCTTGACAAAGAAGCAATTCTACGTGCAGCCCGGGAAGAAGGACTTCCTGAGTTTTTCGATGGGCTACGTATGGCACTTGATCCGCTTGTTACATTTGGTGTTAAACAAGTTCCTGTTAAAGAAGAAGATAAAGGACAAGGGTTAGATTGGATCTCATTTTGTAAACTATCAGAACAACTACAGCATCGTGAACTTACAGGACACGCTGCTCGTGACGCTATACAATTAGCAATGGATGTTGCTACACAAGAGCAGTGGAATGGCTTTTATCGCCGTATTTTAATTAAAGATTTACGTTGTGGTGTTAGTGAAAAAACTGTAAACAAAGTAGTACCAGGGACTGTTCCAATTTTCGCCTGTCAGCTTGCACATGATAGTGCTAACCATGAAAAGAAAATGACAGGTAAGAAACAAATTGAAGTTAAACTAGATGGTGTGCGTGTACTGGTTGTTATTCATGACACTGAAGGTAAAAAAATTGAAATGTTTAGCCGCAACGGAAAACAGTTCCACAACTTTGATCACATCATTGAAGATATTCGTGCAGTATTGCAAGAGTATCCAGCACCGTATCCTATTGTACTAGATGGCGAGGTAATGAGTGCTAACTTCCAAGACCTAATGAAACAGGTACATCGTAAGGATAATGTAAACGCAACAGATGCAATTCTACATTTGTTTGATACTATTCCTCTAGGATGTTTTAAAAATGGATCATGGAATAAGCCACAAAGCTATCGTAGTCTGCTAGTGAATCATTGGGTGCGTGATCATGCAGAGCGTTTACAGTACGTACAAGCACTTGATTGGGAAACTGTAGACTTGGATACACCCGAAGGCGAAAAACGCTTTGTAGAGCTTAATAAAGCGGCTGTAGACGGTGGTTACGAAGGTGTAATGATCAAAGACGTTGATGCACCCTACGAGTGCAAACGTAGTCATGCTTGGCTCAAAGCAAAACCGTTTATTGAAGTTACATTGGAGGTAGTAGAAGTTGAAGAAGGCACTGGTAGGAATGAAGGACGTCTTGGTGCAATCGTTTGTGAAGGGATCGATGACGGAAAAAGTATTCGCGTTAATGTGGGTAGTGGCTTTACTGATTCTTATAGGGACGAGTATTGGAATAGTCGCAATGATCTTATCGGCAATCTAGTAGAGGTACGAGCAGACGCTGTTACTCAAAATCAAGATGGCACTTACAGCCTACGCTTCCCTCGCTTTAAAACATTCCGTGGATTTGAAATTGGTGAAAAGATTTGATCTATAAACTTGGCACAATAATGGGACACATTGGACATGCCCCTCCTGAAACAGAACCTTGGGCTATTCTCAAAACGCTGGGCATTGATGTAGCGTTGGCAAAACGAGCAGTACATAAACTTTACTTCGAGGAGGCGTTGGGTTATGTTGACGGATTTGCTACCTATCACGATGTATTCTTCGTTCCCAACGATACAAAACACGGAAGTCTATTTGCTATGAAATATGGGACACTGATAGATGAAAAGATCTATATGGGAAAAAATACAGTTTGATGCTGTAAAAATAAAACTTAGAGTTGCATTACTGCGATATAGAAGGCCTTGGCAATGATTAAAGTGCCGTTTATAGCAGAAGTACAAGAAATCAAAGACAGCAATAGCATCAGTCATTTCTTGCAACGTTATCAAGGTATGCCTTGGTTGACATATTTGATAGAAAATGCTATAAAGATAGAAAGTGTGAAAAACTATAATCCAGTAACACATCAATATGTTGTAGATTTTCACTTTCACCTTGACCCAAAGAAAGAAACATTCTATAGGATTAAATATGGCTCGTAAATACGAAGTATCAAAAACGTTTGAGATTGACAGTGAGATTGTTGATCGTCTTGCTACCCAAAGTCTCAAGCAGCACTACAACTACACTGTAGAAGACTTGGACAACTTTGTGCTGCATCAAAAAGGGCATCCTGAGGACTACGATCGCAACCTTAAACTCAAACATGCTCTCGAAATAGTTCTTGACTACTACGGCAATTGACTATATAGTGTTTATACACTGAGGAGAAGACCTATGGCTCGTGCAAGTAAAGTAGCAGCAAAACCAAAAAAGAAAGTAGTAAGAGCAGTACGCCGTGGCGGCGGCATGATGCCACTAATGCCAACAAATGCATCGTGGCATAATGCCAAGTGGTATACTCACTACGAAGTAGAATCCAAGGAGTGGCTCACAACTGTTAAAGCATATATTAAAAAACACTATGATAAGAAGGTGGCTAGTACAATCAACAAGCTACCAGATTGGAAAATTGGTGGGAAAAGTCATTGGGCATGTACGGCATATCTTTTAGATAACAGTCCTGATCTTGTACCGGAACCATACCGAGAAGGTATTCACAAGTGGATTCTTGAACTCGCTGAAGAAGGTGCGGCAGTAGTTGAAGAAAAGAAGGTAGAAGAAAAAGCCAAGAAGAATGTGTATGTTCCTACAATTCAAGAACGTATCACAGAACAAGCACAAGATGCGTGTGAAGCAATTGAAGAATGGTTAGATGGATTTGTTGCTGACAAGAAAACATTTGACCCTAAAGGATTTGATTTTACAAAACACTTTACACTTAAAAAAGTTAGTCAAGCTCACGCTCGTAAAATCAAAGGATATTATCAAAGTGAATACGAAGAAGCACAGTTGATTCAAAAGTTACCTACTCCAGGAGAAATCAACCGTGTCAAAGACGAACATGAAAAAGATATGCTACAGCAACTACGCGAAGGCTACAGCCACCTTACAAAGAAAGATGCTGCAACGTATCTAGAAGCACTTGAAACTCTCATGGGTGCATGTGATGTTGTAATTGATAGTGCTAAAGCCACACGTAAACCTAAAGCTAGAAAAGCACCTAGCAAAGAAAAATTAATCGCCAAACTCAAGTACAAAGAGCGTGACGACAAACTACAGTTAGTTAGCGTAAACCCTCTTGAACTGCTTGAAGCAACTGAAGTTTGGGTATACAATACCAAAACACGCAAACTAGGAAAGTATATTGCAGACGAAATGCAAAAAATTATGAATGTAAAAGGTACTGGACTAGTAGGATTTGATGAACACAAGAGTATTCAAAAGACTCTACGCAAACCTGAAGAAACTCTCAAAGAGTTTAAGAAAGCAGGCAAAGTTAAACTACGCACTTTCCTAGATGATATTAAGACCACAGACATTAAGTTAAATGGCCGTTTAAATAGTGATACTATTATTCTAAAATGTGTACACTAAATAACATATGGGGAATGAAAAGTATAATTTAAAAAAAGCAAAACAAATAGAAAAACAAGTTGAACGTTGGGATTTATTTGCAAAAATGGCCCCAACGATTTTTTTGTTTGTTTGTTTTTTACTATTAATTAATGGAGTAAACTTTGGTACTGTATTTTTTATAGGTATGGTATGTTTTTCGTTGACCGCAGTAGTTTGGTGGTTTTGGACAATTTTTAGTATTCGTTACTTGGTTAAGTTATTTTATAAAGCATCAAACGATTTGTTAGAAACCAGCGAAGAATTAAAGTCGATCAGGAAAGAGTATTTCAATGAAAAAACTAATAGCAGCAAATCTAATTAGTGGACTGAGTTTAGTTACATTAATAGTGTTCGGAGTTCAATATCTTATTTTTAAGAACACTCCGGTGTATGAAAATTACAGCATTGAAATTATAAACAATCCTATTACAGGCAACGACGACATTCAATTTGCTATGTCCGGCCAAAAAATGTTGGATTGTCAGGCACATAATGTATATGGTATTGCATACGGAGAAGGCAAAGAAATAAAATTAGACCAATATACTAAAGCATATATTAGAAACGTTACCAAAGGAGAAAACGTCTTAAATGCTTGGAGTTATCGAAAACCGGAAGACTTGACACCTGGCATATATCATGTTACTATGTTTGGAGATTGGGATTGTAGATTTTGGATATTCAATGAAACTAGTACAAGATCATATGATAACATTTTACTTGTCGTCAACTGATAAGTACATACAGAGGACTAAACAGGGATCGACCCTCTTTAAATATTCCGCCCCCTCAACCAACGAGGTAAAATATGGCTAAATTTTATAGTACAAAAACATATGGCAACGACCGTGGATTAAGTTGTTGCTTTCGCCAATGGCGTGCTACACATTCTCATTGCAGTTTGTTACATGGTTACAGCATTGGTATTAAATTAATCTTTGAAAGTGATACACTGGACAGCCGCAACTGGGTTATGGACTTTGGCGGATTAAAACTGTTCAAAGAGTGGAGTGAACATATGTTCGATCATACTCTTGTTATTGCAGAAGATGACCCAGAACGTGAAACATTTGAACAATTAAATGCACTCACCGGTGGATACAACGATCAAGGCGTAGTAGATCTACGCATTGTAGAAGGCGTTGGCTGCGAAATGTTTGCTAAAATGTGTTACGACAAAATGGCAGAATTGCTAGAAGAAATGAAACAAAACAAACACAGTCGTTATCCTGTAAACAGTAATGTACGATTAGTAAGTGCCGAAGTATTTGAGCATAATGCTAACAGTGCAATCTATGAGGGATAATGAATTACGTAGCTTGTTTAAAATGGGGTAATAAGTACGGCCCTGAATACGTAAATCGATTACACAGTATGGTTAGTAGGCATTTGTCTACTAACCATGAATTCGTTTGTTTTACGGAAGATCGCAAAGGCATAGACAGCAATGTAAACATATTGCCATTGCCTAGCATAAACATGCAAGGTTGGTGGTATAAACCTTATATGTTTAGCAACGAGTTTGATCTAGATGGAACATTACTGTTTTTAGATCTTGATGTTGTCATTTGTAACAACATAGATAAATTGTTTTCATACGAACCAGGTGAATTTTGTATTATTAGAGATTTTAATAGAAAATTCAGAAGTAACTGGAACAGAATGAACAGCAGTGTGTTTCGTACACCTATAGGAAAATATCAAAATCTTTGGGAAAACTTTAAAAATAATCCTCGAGACCATACTAGTCGCAATAGAGGAGACCAAGATTGGATGTTTAAAAATGTTAGAGATCATGTGTTCTGGCCTGATAGCTGGATACAAAGTTACAAATGGGAAATACGTGATAAACGTGATCTAAGTGTAACCAATGGCAGACGCAACTTTGAGTTTGATGCACCGCCTAAACTTACAAATGATCTAAGCATAGCAGTATTCCACGGCGAACCTAATCCAGCAGATTGCAAGGATCAATGGGTACAACAACATTGGACTTGACATTTAACAAAAATCATGTAAACTATAATAAAACAACACAAGGCACAATTATGACTAAACGTATAGGCTTTGCATGTAAATATATGCATCCAAATCAGAATCAAAAGAAAAAAGTATTAGAAGAATTACAACGTCCACTTACAGAAAAGTGTACCACAGTTGCTTGGCTAAATAGACAAAGCAAGGACGTTGCAGAAGAGCGGCTCTGGGACATTATGGTACACAACGCAGCCGCAGCAAAAAGGCTAGTAGAATATGTTGGATCACTCCCTACTGAACTTCGGATGGTACGATTGGGCTCTAATCAGCTTCCATGTGCTACTGAGTCTAGCTGGAGTTATTTTTGGTCTAAGCCTGACGTGGTGGCGTACTGCGAACGAGAATATGCAAAAGTCGGCGATGCGGCACGAGCCCTCGATGTCAGACTTAGTATGCATCCGGGACAGTTTACAGTCCTCGCCAGCGATAACCCTGAGATTGTCGAAAGGAGCATAGATGAATTTGAATACCATGTCAACTTACTACGGTGGATGGGCTACGGCAAGAAATTCCAAGATTTCAAGTGTAATGTCCACATCAGCGGCAGACAAGGTCCAGCCGGTATCAAAAACGTCCTTAAACGTCTCACGCCGGAAGCAAGAAACACTATTACAATCGAGAACGACGAAATGTCCTGGGGACTCGACGCCAGCCTTGAGCTTGCAGACGATCTCGCTTTGGTGTTAGATATTCACCATCATTGGGTGAGAACAGGAGAATACATTGAACCAGATGACGACCGTATTAAACGTATTATCGACAGTTGGCGGGGCGAGCGTCCTGCTATGCATTACAGTCTTAGCCGTGAGGATGTACTCACAAACTTTGACCCAAGTGTACGACCGGACATGGACACACTACTTGAATCCGGATATAAAAAAGCCAAACTAAGAGCACACAGTGATTACTGTTGGAATGACGCTTGTAATGCTTGGGCCTTGTCTCATTGGGAATGGGCTGATATTATGGTAGAAGCAAAATGCAAAAATCTAGCCAGCGGACAACTTTATAGCATGACCGAAGAGTCAAAACAAATGGCAGCATAAATACATTATGAATTATTTGAGCAAAATGTATGGAGCAAAAACTCCACAAGGTATTATCAGAGATAAAAATCCTAACCGTGTGCTAGGCGGCTTAAAAGGTGCTGGAGTTAATAGTTTTACTATGCTTGGCGAAGATGGGGTTGAGCAACACATTCCTACTCAAGCATATGTACAAGCACTAGAAGAAAAACTACGTAAGTTAGAAAGTATGGTGCTAGAACAAGATAAAAAAATTAGGAGATTATCAAATGATCAAAAAATGGATAGAACAGCGTTTAGCAGAGCGATCAACAATTGACGGAGTGCTTATGGTTGCAGCAGGAGCAGCAATCATTTTGTTTTCTCCGCTAACTAAACTTATTGCATATGGTGCTATTGCATATGGTGCATATACAATATGGCGTCAAAATTAATAACTTACGGTTGTAGTTTTACAAGTTATTTTTATCCAACATACAGTGATCTACTTTCTGTAGATCACAATGTTACAAATGTAGGCCGTAGCGGTTGCGGCAACGAATATATATTTTATTCACTGTTATCTGATTTAAGAAACAACAAACTCAACAAATACGATGCTGTCATTGTACAATGGTCTAGCGTTACTCGGTTTGACTATAAAAGCTGCACAGGTTGGATTGGCAATGGTAATGTTTACGATAATCCAAAAACAAATCGCATATGGAAAAATATCAAAGAATGGTATAATCCAAATTTTGAATTAGAAAAAACCAAAAACTACATGTACAGTGTTAAAGAAATATTAGATGCAAACAACATAACCGCATGTTATTTGAGTTACATAAAAAATCCATTTGAAGAATATAATTTTTTTACACTCGATAATCTATATCATATATACAAAGGGAATTATATATTCGAGGAAGGAAAGACCAAACACCACGATAGACATCCAACTGTATTACAACATTTAGACATTGCCGAAAACATAGCTAAAAGTCTAAATATTGATGTTAGTGATAAAGCAAGATCTTGTGCAAGAATTGCTACAAGAAAAATTAGAGAAGGATGGAAATTAGGCGAAAAACTAGAGCTTACTGATAGGTAAATCGCTACTAGCACTTAGTGACCATACTTTTCTTCTACCAACACCGTGTTTTTGAGCAAAACGTTTAGCATCGCAATTACTGCATACATGAAAGTAGTTATTGCTTAAACGTTTAGGATCCATTTTTCCACGCTCACGTTCAAAATGCTGGTCGCAATTATCACAACGAAATAGTATTATAGTTTTATGTCTAAAATATTCATGTTCTGAGCCTAACTTGCTTTTACGAACATGTTTTGTTTTTACAGTATATTCTTTTAACAACATACTGTATTTACATTAAGATTATAAAAACTTACGATAAATATTAAGAGAGGAACACAAATGAGTCTAATAACAGTTACACCAGCAGCAAATGTACAAATCAGCAAACTTTGCCAAGAAAACAATTGTTACGCAATTACGCTTGACATTAAAGGCGGAGGTTGTGCAGGATTTGAATACGAATGGGGTACAGCACAAGTAGAAGATATTGGACCAAATGATTATGGTGTAGAATGCGACATGGGTATGTTTGTCGTAGGAGCTCATAGTTTAATGTTCCTAGCAGGATCAGAAGTTGATTATGTTCAAAGTTTAGTAGGATCGAATTTTGAAATTAATAATCCGAACGCAGCAAGCAGTTGCGGATGTGGAGTAAGCGTAAACTTCCACGACGATTTATATATACCACAACATATGGAGTAAGTAATGGCAAGACAAGAAGTTGATATCGGTATCGAGGGTAATGACGGCACAGGCGATAGTATCCGCGAGTCATTTAAAAAAGTAAATGATAACTTCCAAGAGCTGTATGCAGTTTTTGGCTTAGGCGGAGCATTGGGCTTTGTTAGTTTAAGCGACACACCGGATACATATGTAGGAAATGATACCACGGTTCCGCTTGTTAAAACTGACGGTACTGGTATCAGTTTCTATAAGTTTGTATCAGACAGAGATGATAACAGCAATGACAGATCTGTCAAAACAAATGTAAACAGTATAATTGTAGAGTTTCTTGATCCGGATCCAGCATTTCCGGATACAAGTGGTACAATTAAATTTGTTATCAATGATGCTAAAATCAACACAGACCCAGATCCAAACTTAACTGCTCCACTTAATGCTGAAGCTGCTATGGCTTATAGTAATACTGTTAACGCAGCATTAAGAAACAGAGGTTCCGGCGACGACATTAATACACTTACAAACGAGTGGAATGCAGTACACAGTGGTGCAGATACTATTACTCCAGAAAATGTGATAATTTCTAAAGGGTATGCCGACGATACTTATGTGAATATTTCAGGCGATACCATGATTGGGCCACTTGCTGTTCCATCAGGTGCAACTGGTTCGCAAGCACCACAAGCACGTGAAGTTATTACAAGAGCAGGCAGCGTTGAAAACAGATCTATGCTAGATGACCTATTCCTAGCAGATCATCCAAGTCCACTATCAGGACGTGGTATACCTCGCGGCAGTGACGATCTGTTAGCAGTATCAAAGTTGTATGTCGATACACAAAGTTTCTCAACTACAAATAACATTTACGTTAGCACCGACGGCGACGATAATCAAACCTATACTCCTCCGGGCAAAGAAGGACGAGGCCCTGCATATGCATATAGAACGATCGGTGCAGCAATGCAACAAGCAGAACGTATTATTGATGCTACACCGTATGAGCCTGGTCCATATATCCAGACTATAACATATGGCAATGCAGCTGGTAATAGTTATGTTGATACTAACTCTGGGTTTGTTACACCTGTAACAGATGCTGATGTAGCAGCTGGTATTGTCGACCTTAACATATCAGATATACAAGAAGGTGTGTTAACATATATCAGAGATAATGTAGAAGCAGCATCAAGTTACTCGCCTACTATATGGGCAGGGTTCACATATGATGACGCAAAATGTCAAAGAGACGTAAAACTAATACTTGAAGCAATACGTTACGACTTCTTGTTTGGCAGCAACTATAGAACAATCAATGCCGCCAAAAGATATTTAAGTGGATCGGCAAGCACAGTACAAGACTTCCAAAAAGACCAAACACTTCTTGCATTACAGCAAGCAAGAACATTAACATTAAATGCACTTACAAATGGTACTACCATTGCAAGAGCAGCAGCTCTTTGGGATGAAGTATTAGATATTATTGCCAATGGTACAAAAGCAGTTGATTCATATGTATATCCTACACCACTGCTAGGTACTAATAATGCTTATAATCCTGATATTCTTGCAGCGAGAGATCAGCTAGTTGCAAACAAAGACTTCCTTGTTGCAGAAACAACAGCATGGATCAACGTACAAGTTGCAGCAGGAACACCTCCATTTACCACAGACTATGATTACAACGAAGCAAAATGTGCTAGAGATGTTGGGTTAATTATTGATAACTTAATCTACGATGTTACATACGGCGGCAACATGGAAACATGGAATGCTGCACAAGCATATTTTGTCGGTGCAGTTTCACAATATGGTTACGGTGAAAAAGACGGAACAGTAGCAGCACTTGGTCATATGAAATTAGTGCTAGAAGATGTGCTACAAGAGATTGCAGTTACTCCAAGTGCTGGTAACTCTGAAGCACAAGATACATCAGGCACAGCAACTACAGCAGGTGTTGCATCTAATGTAGGTGATTTAGTACAACAAATTATAGATTATGTTAACAGTGATGGTGTTACTACACCTACATTAACATATCCAGAAACAGCATGGGCAAGTCTTGCGTATCTAGTAGATTTTAATTTGCTTGATTCAGCATTGCGTACAAGTATCGCAGCCGATACAACTGCATGGATTGATGCACAAATTGCTGCCGTTGGTACACCAAGCATATGGTATGACTTTTCATACAACGAAGAATTATGTATTAGAGATGTTAAATTAATTCTTGATGCCATCAAACTTGATGTACAAAGTAGTGCTACTGCTAACTATCTAACAAGATATGCAGGACTAAGATACAATGCAAGTCCAAGTTCGACTATTGCTAAATCAGCACAAAAAGCACAAACTATTGCTAGTATACGAGAAGTACAGCGTTTGATCACAGACTTGCTGGATGCAGCAGTTACAGCAGGTACTATTACCAATGCAAGCATTCCGGGTTATTACGATGACAGATTTGACGACATTGTTGATGTAATCAACGATATTGATGTTACATTAACACAAGGTAGCAATTATAGATTCGAAATTTACAACGGAGGCTTTAGTGCAGTTGACCAAGGACTAGTAAGTAACTTAGACTTGCGTGAAGGTAAATTAATTGTTGGTCAAACATCAGGTGCCAAAGGTATTATTACAAGTTTTACTCGTGCAGCCACAGGTACAACAGATAGAATCGAAGTTGACTTAGTCGAACCGATTGAGTTTGTTGCAGGTGAAGAACTATCTTTTGGTAACTTAACACGCAGCAATCAAATCACAGTGCGTGTTGAAACAGGTATTTACGAAGAACACTTGCCAATTAAACTTCCTGAAAACGTAAGTATTAAGGGTGACGAATTTAGACGAGTTGTTGTACGTCCGAAAAAAGGTGTATCTCAATCACCATGGGCAAACACATATTTCTATAGAGATATTATTATCGATGGGTTGATAACTGCGTATTCGCCTATAACAGACATTGATTTTTCAAGTGTTGCAGCTGATGCAGCTAGAGTAGCAGGCACATACATAGTTACAACAGGAAACTATCTCACAAACGGTCATGGTACAAATGCTACATTTGAAGTAGTTGTTGACGGTGCAGGTGCAGTTACTATTACTGTACAAGACGGTGGCGATGGATTTGTTTTAGATGAACAAATTACTATACCTGATGAAATTGTTGGCGGTAGTGGTGCAGCAGCAGACATTATATTCTCGGTATCCGATGTAGGTGGTGGATATCATTCAAGACATCCTATCACAGACCAGCAGGGTAAGTATGGTTATCATTACTTAACTGATCCAAGTATTCCTGTTAACGTAGGCACTGACGGTGCAACCAACCCTGGCGGATTCAGTGACACTGCTAGACTAGTTGAATTAAACAGAGCATTTATTGTAGAAGAAGTAATACAATATATCAATGCTACATATCCTACATTGGTTTACAGCGAAGCAACTTGCCGCCGAGACACTGGTCTTATTGTTGATGCATTAGTATCAGACTTGAAAACTGGTGGTAGAGAAAAAGCATTAACAGCTCAAGGTGCATACTTTAGAGGTAGAGTACAACGTATTCCAGACTCACAGAAAGCCGAAACAGCTGATGCTATTGCATATATTAAAACTATTGCAGCAGATGTAATAGCAAACACAGGATTTACTGCTCTTGGTTCTGTGGATCAAATTATTGAACAAACCTATACAGCAGAAACAAACGCACAAACAAACTTGGATGCATTGGTTGATTGTGTGGTATTTGCATTTGATGCAAGTTATAACCCGCCGTTAGAAAACAACAAAATGGATGTGTTCTTGTGTAATGATGGTACTATTGTACGTAACATTACAGTACAGCAGCAAGGCGGCTTTATGATGGTACTTGACCCAGAAGGTCAAATCCTAACAAGATCACCTTACTGTCAGACAGGTTCAAGTTTCTCACAATCAAAAGTCACAGAGCGTAGTTTTGCTGGTGGACAGTTTGTAGACGGGTATGCAGGTAATATGCCTGTAACTATTACAAGCATAGTTGATCCGTTTACACTTGATGTAGAATCGCCGACAGGACAAGGTTTGTTTGTACGCAGACCGCCTACTCCATTCCCGTTCTGGGTTGGCGGTTCTAGATACCAAGTTAACACCATTACAAACTATGATCAAACTACAGGTACAGCAAGACTTATTCTTGATGAAACAAGTAATGCATCAGGTAGTGTAACAAGAAATATTACAAACATTACTAATGCAAACCCAGCAGTAGTTACAACCGGTGACGTACACGGATTTACAACAGGCGACACTGTAACTATTACTAGTGTTAGCGGCATGACAGAACTTAATGGTAGAACATTTACTGTTACAGTTATAGATACTCTTAACTTCTCGCTAGACAGCGAAGATAGCACACTGTACAATACTTACAGCAGTGGCGGGTTTGCCGAAACAGTTGCAGCAGGTGGCGGCTGGAGTTCAGGCACAGGCACACCGTCAGATGATCCGGTAACCGATGGATTTAATAGAACAGGTGATATCTTTATACAGA